GGCACGCAAGTCATGCATTGGAAATGCAGACTGAATTGCCTGATGCAAGCGGGATACTTTCCGCTTTGACCGCGAGAGTGGCACAAAGGGAGGACGGGCCGGGTGGCCTGCCTGGTCCTTGCAGCTCCCGGACTTTGTCCGGTAAGGGCTGCGCGTGCCTCTTGTGAAACCTGAGGTTTTCACCGACTTCATGGTTTTTGATCCTTGTGGTGTGACTTGTCTAGGACAGAGGTCAGGTGCCTGGAGTGAGCGCTTCGATCGACCCGGTGAACTGGGCCGTCGCAACGAGACTCTGGATCGCATCCACGATGTCTTCGCGGTATGCCACGGGAGCGCGACCATCAACACGAATGTCGATGTTCACGATCGTATCCGCGTACGGGATTGTTCCGTCACAGGGACACTCTTCCGGGGTGGCCGACGGGAAGGGAAGTACCAACTTCCACTTCACGTTCGTCCTTTCGGACGTCTTGTTGTAGTTCACGCTGTTGGTGAGGACGCGGAAGAACCGCGCCACGCCAGCAGAGCGTTCGACAAACCGGCTGATGCCGTTCAAGAGGCCCTCGCCAACGTAGTTCAGCGAGTCAAGCACGATGGTAGACATTCTTGGTGTCCTTTAGATAGAATCTAGATGATTCCAGGGTTGGGCCATTTGACCCGTGACGCCGACAAGGTTGTCAGCGCTGCGACAGTACTTGCGAGCTGCACAAGTCCCATTTTGTTCTTAACACCAGGCATGAAGGAGGGCATTACACCCACATTCAATACATCCCGATTAAAGTGCTCAACCTGTACGAGTGGAGGATTCAAGGGGTTTAGCCCTGAGAGTGCCCCCCACCCGAGGTGGTCTTCGCTTTCATCAACCAGGAACAGCAAACTGGTGCGGCGGATCTCGCTCTTCGTTCCCTCGATGAAAGAGGTCCCTTGAGCTGCCATGAATGAATGCAGCCAGCCGCCGATGTCGACGACCTTATCTATCACCCATGTTAGTCTCGCCAGATTCCACGCCACATACGCGGGGTTGTTAATCCCGAGTTGTTGTGACATGTTTGCTTGCGTTGGAATCCTGTACTTACAGGCGTAATGTATACCGCAAGACTGCCGGTACACGCCAGAGATGTAATACGTCCCCTGGTTCACCCCCCATGTGTTATGGGAAAGCGTCACGTCATTTTCATCCGATGCCCCTCCACGTACCGTCACATCTAAGTGATAGTAGTCTTGGTCCACCTGACTGCGCAAGTACACCTCGCTGTCATATACATCCTTGGCGAGGGGTTTGAGTCCCAACTGATACACTAACCACGCTTGGATCACTTTCTCAAGGATCTGCGTGTCGCCGTTGAAGAAACGGTTTGCTATCTCCCTCGGACCCGCCTGTTTAAGGTGGTAGAGGGCCTTCGCGATAGTGCCCGGTGCTCGGCCAACCTGTCTGGCAGTAGAACTAATTGCTGACAGGGTTGCTTGACCAAGCTCATTCACAAGACCGATGGTCTCACGAATTTCGCCGGCAGCGACACCAAGCTCGACTTGATCCTTGCCTGACCGGTTGGCCAGGTTGTTCAAGAACTTCGTACGAGCGAGAGCATCGACGTTTGTACGAAACAGCGGTCCCGCAAGAGCCCAGTCTAAGCACGTCTGTGGATCGACGTACATTTCGGCTGGGAGTACGTACGCTGCCGTAGACTCCTTCATATAGTAACCCCAAAACAGCCCAACCCCCGGATTTTGCTGGGAAAGTTGGTAGGGGCGTGCCTGTATGAGAATGCGCTTTATCCAGTACGGAGACGGGGCACGAGTGCCATCGTCCCTCTTCGGATTGTTCACACTCGCAGGCATCTTCAGATAACTACGAAA